TANGACGCGGAACCAGTTTACTTAAACGATCCTAAACAACCCGTCCAGCCCAAGCCTTCCGATAAGAAGGAATCCCCCAAATCCCAACTTCATAGTGACATAACAAACCTTATTGAAAACTCCGCTAATAAAGCAAGGTTAAGAGTTGATGTAACAGAAACTATTTACAAGGCAAATAACCGAAAAGCCCTACGTGAATTACTCGATATTCCATACATTAAAGGTAGTGAGGAATTAACGAAAGAAGTGTATAGCAGGATAAACCACCTTGATCGGAACGAAGATAAAGAAAGTGAATATATCGAATCCCCCAAGCCCGAAAAGCCAAGCAGTCCGGTCAACGACATAACAACCGAGAATGAGCATGAAGTAACCAATCCAAAAGAAGAGGTTATTCCTACTGAGGATAATGATGTATTAAGCGACAACGAGGAAGGCGAAACCCTTGACAAAATACAAGACTTCGGCAAAAAAATTGGAATGGCACGAAAAGACACGGCAGTTAGGGGGTATAAAATTACTCCGAACAACATTCCTGGTTGGGCGAGAAAATACACAATTAGTCAAAACACAGAAACAAAGCTGTGGAAAATATATATTCCTTCCGGAACATGGATGAAAGTTCTAAAAGACGGGTTCAAAACCAGTGAGGAAGCGTATGAAGCCCTACCATTGGTTGCTGTATCTCAAAATCACAGGGTTTATTCTGACAGAAACGGGAAGTTTGGTATTTATCGTAAATGGAGTAGTGGCAAACAGTGGGAGGTACAGTCAGGCTTTGAAACGAGGGATGATGCTTTAAGATTTATGGCTGAAAATGCTGTGGATATTATCAATAAAAAATCCCCTGTAATAGACCGGCCACACCTTGATAAAATATCCCGTAAACGTAAAGATTGGCGCAATGGTAAAAATGTAACACCTGAGCAATTCCTTGAAACATTTGGATTCAGAGGGGGAGAATTTGGGAACTGGTTAGCTTCAGATGAAAGACAGTCTGTACTGAACATGGCCTATGATGCTTTTATGGATATGTCCGAAATATTAGGTGTTCCACCAAAAGCATTAAGTTTTAACGGAGAGTTATCAATCGGGTTTGGCAGTAGAGGTCACGGGCTTCAGGGTGCAGCAGCACATTACGAACCAAACAGGGCTGTAATAAACCTTACAAGAATAAACGGGGCTGGATCACTTGCTCATGAATGGTTTCATGCCTTTGACAATTACCTTGCTAAACTTGACGGTAAAATATCATCAGAAAGACAAGAAGATGGAACCTTCAAAACAGCCGACAGGAAAATGGCTTATTTCAGTCACGGAGAAAGTATAAGTCCTAAAACAAAAGTAAGGGATGAACTTCTTACTGCCTTTAAAGATGTGATGAATGAAATAACAACCAGAGAGGTTGTGAAGGATTATGACATTCCAAAGATTGAAAAACAGATTAGTTCAGCCAAAGAATACTTTGAACAAGCGATAAAAGAGGTTAGGGATAGTGGATGGTCTGCTATAACCAAAGAAAGACAGTACGGAAGCAAAAAGAAACCCGCAACCACTGAACAGCTTAAAAGGTTTGATGAGCTTGTGGATGAAATAAGAAAAGGTAATTACGGGAAAGACACATGGTATCCATCTCCTAAATCTAAATTCAACGGCAAATGGATGTACGAAATAGAAAAGGAGCTTTCCGATCTGGTAAAAGATATTATCGGCAAAGCACCCCGTTCAAATGATGACAACAGGGGATTTTTGTACAGTGAAATTAACCGGATTAAACGGGCAGAAGATCAACTAACTAAAGCAAAAGCCGAAGGGAAATACAATGTAAGAATAAACTCTGAATTTCTTAGCGAATCAAAAAGCATGGATGAGTCCAAGAGTGGATCCTATTGGTCAACTCCTCACGAAATGTCAGCCAGAGCCTTTGAAGCATTTTTAGAAGATGAAACATTACGTTCAGGAGAAAGCCAGTACCTTGTTTATGGGGCAAGAAATATGTTTTATGCCCTTATGGGAGTTAAACCGTATCCGGAAGGACAAGAAAGAGTTAAGATAAACAGCGCATTCCGTAAACTGTTTGACGTTATCGAAACCCGGCAGGAAGGGGAAAGAGTTGCCATGCTCCGTAGAAACACTATTTCTGACGGCACAGATTCCAGACGAAGCGAATCCGAAGATAACACTCAGTTCCGCTTAATAGGAAATCCCTTAACCAAGCCAAAGACAGCAGGGGAATTACTGAATAAACACGGTATATCAAATACTCAGATAAAAAACATTGGAAACAAGCTGAGAGTATTGGCTATTAAATCCGGTGCAAGGGTAAATGTTATTAACAGGCAAAGCCAGTTACCCGAATCGTTAAAGAAGTTAATAGGTGAGCAGATATTACCCGGTGTTTATTGGGGTGGGGTATCTTATATCATTTTAGAGAACATGAGCAGTGAGGGTGAAGCTATAAGAACTTTCATTCACGAAGTAGGGGTTCACGGAGGGATAAGAAAACTCATACCCGATGCAGAGGTAAGAAAAGAACTGTTTGAAAGGATTGTTGATGACATAGGATTAGAAGAAATAGCTAAGTATGTTCATAAAGATTATATCGAAGCGTACAAAGCCGGAAATCTAACAAAAGAAGCTTTAGGTGAGGAATACATGGCATACATAGCTGAGAAAAGATTAAACGCTGATTCCGTTCTGACAAAGAAAGAACAAACATGGTGGGAAAAGTTTATTAAAACTATCAACGAAACATTAAATAAGATATTTAACTTTGACGTTAAAATAACAGAACAAGATGTACTTAATATCGCTGCGGCAGCCATCCAGAGTAATCTTCAGAATGGACAGTCTAATACCTCCAATGGACGAGAGGTTTATAGAGATTCACGGGAAACACCCCAGGATAATAACACGCAGGAACCTACTCGACCAGGGTTACGATTTGCAGGCGAATTATTAGACCAGCCTAAAATGAAGATAATAGGCGAGAAAGGCGCACAGGATAATTTAGGCGAGGCAAGGAGTGAAATTAGTCCTGATTACAAAAACCTTGAAAAAGAGAATAAATCCACATGGCCTAAAATACCTACTGAAAAGATATTCAGCGAATATGAGCAAGTACTTCCTTTAGAAAAAAGGAAAGAAGCTGATAAGTTCATGGATAAGCTTAATCAAGTTCCCGTTCAGAGTGTTCCGGCATCCAGTATTATAGCCACACAAAGGTATCTTACTATTAAGAACCTTAAAGAAGTAAAGGATATAACCGAATCCCCATATCTGTTAAAAGATGGTGACAATTATTATGTTCTTGACGGGCATCATAGGATAGCAAATGATATTCTTTCTGGAAAAGATGTGATAGAATCTCATGTGTTTGATGCTACCCCCGAATCCTCCGACCTTAGACTAAGACTTTCAGAAAAAGATGAATCTATTCAAAAGCAGTTCGAGGCAGAAAAGGAAGTGAAGGAGAAGCTTGTTACAGGGCTTAACACATACAGAAAGTGGTTATCGGACAGGGATATTGCAGTAGAACTCTTCCAGAAAGAAGTTATCAAAGCCGGTGGTAAAGTTACCGATATGAGTGACGTTGCTTTACACCTTAATCTTTACAATTCACGGAAACAGAATAAGCAAAATGAGTTTAATAAAAAACAGTTAAAGCCTCTTCTGGAAACACTGAAAGAATTGAAACGTGCAGCGAAAGCCCCGTTCAGTGATATTTACTACTATATGAGGGCTAAACATGGGCCAGAAAGAAACCTGAATATTGCTCAGAAAGAAAGGGATAGGATAGAAGAGGTATATCAGGATAAAGCAGCAAAACTAAGCCCGAAAGACGAAGAGTATGAAGTGAAGTCTAATAAGCTGATTAAGGAGAGAAACAATAAACTCGCAGCACTTGAAAAGAAAGTCAATGAGGATGATAACTACTCAGGGTTTGCCACAGACAAAGCGAATAAAGTAATTGAAGCCTTTGAATCTAAGGTGAACAACAAAAAGTTAATTGACAAGTTTTGGGAACAAATTAACGGTATGACTAACTATCACCTTGACGAGTTACTCGATGGTGGCTTAATTTCAAAAGAACTTCACGAAAGGTTAAAAGCACAATATCAATATTATGTTCCGCTAAAAGGATGGAACAGAGAAGGGGATCCGGAGTTTGATTATGTTCAGGATATAAGTTCTATACTTTCATCCCCGATAAAAACAGCCGGAGGAAGGAAAACATTATCCGACAATCCATTACCTTACATCGTGAATGCAGCGTATTCAGCTATTGTTCAGAATGAAAAGAACAGGGTAAAAACGTCTGCCTTAAGGCTTATTACAAACAATAAAGAATTATTTGCTGAAAAGGGATTGGGGGGTATAAGGAAAACATACATTGTCCAGATGGGATTTAATGAGGATGGTTCAGTTAAAGAAGTGGAATATGATTCTCCCCCACCCCAGGAGTTTTTCGATGAAGGAAAGGTAAGGACTAAAAACAACACCCCATTCCCGTATGAAGTTCAAAGGAGTAAATACGAGGCTCAGGCACACGAAATTGAAGTGTATGCTAACGGTCAGAAAGCTATTATATGGTTTTCTAAAGATGATCCCGCAATGGCTAATGCGGTAAACAGGAAAACACCCAAAAATATCGAAGCAGCAAACGCAGCCTTTCAGAAGTTCCCCGGAGCAATCACAAGATTTATGGCAGGTAACTTTACGGTAAGAAGTTTGAATTTTGTGTTTGGAAACTTAATGAGGGATTTACCCCTATCAACAGTGAGTAATTATATTGACAACGGTGCTGAAGGAGGATTAAAATTCCTTGCTCAGACTGTAAATATTCAACCTACGTTAAGAAGAGAAATGCAAGGTAAGTTAGACCCGACAAACAAGATAGATAACTACATGAAATTATTCATGGAGGGTGGAGGTAGAACAGGGTTCTCTTATTTACAGGACATTAAAGCTGTTGAAAAAAGCATCAAATGGACTTTGAGAAAAGAGGAGTTTTTAGATAATGCTGGAATAATGAGAGTGCCTATAACAGCATTACCTAAATTGATAGAAGGTATTGAGATGCTTGCAGGGTGGAGCGAAGATGTTTCGAGGTTTGCAACTTATGTGGCCGAAAGAGAATTAGGTAAAACGCATATGCAAGCCTTAAAAGCTTCAAAGAACGTGTCTGTAAACTTTGATAAGAAAGGGGAATTATCAGGAACTTTAGGATCGTTTTACGCTTTCTTTAATGCCACGATAAGGGCTGTGACTAAGTACGGGCAGATGTGGGAGAAAGCACCTTATAAGATGGGTGGAATACATGCTTACTTGATGGCTCAGGGCTTTATTATGGCTATGTTATACGATATGTTTGGAGGCCTTGATGATGATGATGAAGAAAAGAAATATGATAATATTTCCGACTACAAAAAGCTTATGTACCTGAATATTCCGATTATTGATGTCAGTATTCCAATGCCCCATATTTTAAGGGTTCCTCATAGTTTTGGTGTGGCAGCTTATGAAGTTTATAGTGGAAGAAGAGAAATGATGGAAGCCATGAAACAAGTGGGGGGAATGGCATTGGGTGAATTTTCACCTATCCAACCGGACGGATTTATTGGTAGTGATGGGGATTTTAGCGCAATGCCTATTGCTCCAACGGCATTTAAGCCTGTATTTGAACTTTTGGCTAACGAGAATTTCATGGGAATGCCTGTTTTCAGAGAAATGTACACGAAAAAACTTGAACTGGAAACCGCAGAAGCAGCAAAACACTTCAAGCGAGTTGGCCCCGGATTTAAAGCAATGACAAAAGCATTGTACATGACAGGAGGCGGAAATGAGCATTATGACAAGTTCATTTGGAAAGGCAAAGAGAATGTAAGAATTAATCCTATTTGGGATTGGAACCCCGCAAAGATCGAGCATTTTTACAACAATTATTTAGGCGGCCCGGCAAAACTATTTAATCAAACCGCTAAAATGGTGGAAATGACAGTAGATGCCACAAACATTTATCTTCAAGATAAAGATATTAAAAAAGCCTTAGATGAATTTGATTCAAGGCACATGCCGGTAATCTATCAGTTTAAGGTAAACACTTACGGCTCAGTATCGGAAAGGTTTTGGTATGACCAAATGGAAACTATGTCAGTGTATGAATCTAATTTAAGCAAGTCTAAAAAGAGGATGGAGTTTGAAAATATGGGTGAAATGTACGAAAGCCCTATCCATGTAAAGTATGAGCAATACAGGGTTGCAAAGAAATTGGTTAGTATGTATAAAGAAATTATGGAAAACAGCGGGGGCATAACAACCGATGAATATAAACAAGCTGAGAAGGAAATGCAAAACGTGATGAAACAGTATAAGAAACAAGCTGAATCCCTTGAAGCTGAATTACAATAATTTTTTTACCCCAACGACGTCAAATTGTATGTTTTAAATAAGTAAAATAATAACTATGAAACGCATTACAGAAATAAACCCTGCCTTTTTGGATAAGAAGCTCATTGGAATGATGGACAAGAAGCAGAAGAATATCCGGGATTATGTTTTCGATGTAAAACAGGAAAACAGGGTATTACTCGAAATGGGTGAAAGATTCTATTCCGACTTAAGGCCTTTCAGGGAAAGACGTAAAAGGGTAAGAAATTACATTCGGGGAGACCAGTGGAAAGATGTTATCAAAGACCCTAACAGTGATAGTTATATCACCGAAGAACAGCATATCAAAGACCAGGGTATTGTTCCGATGAAGCAGAACCTTATGAGAAACCTTATGAAGAATATCAATGGGCAGTGGCAGCAGAACCCTTCAAAGAGTAATATTCTCAGTAATAAGAAGTCAGGCGCAAAGGTAGGGGAGATGTTGACTAATACGCTTTACTACGCTCACCAGATTAACAATATGGAATACCTTTTAGCAAGGTTGTTTGACGAGTTTAATATGAGCGGATTCCCGATTGTAAAAGTTTTATTTCAGTACAGAAGCGAACTCGAAAGACCAGATATGGTTATTTCTCAGGTGGATCCCCGGAGGTTTATTTTCAACACGGATATAAGCGATGCAAAGATGTCAGACGTTTATTATATCTGTGAGATCATTGATGCACCGATTGAAAGTATTGTAAGTTCTTTTGCCCGGACGAAAGAACATGAAAAAATTATCAGGGATATTTATGTTTCTGCCGACACCTTAAGGCAAAACAGTTTAGAAGGAATGTCACCAGATGCTACGGACGGACTTGATTATTATGTTCCTTATGAACCCGGAAAGTGTAGAGTTTACGCTAATTGGTACAAAGAAAACGAATGGGGGTATATCGTACATGACCCGTTAGATACTGAGAATGGATATTCCTTTGAAAAGGATATTAAAGGCGTTAAGGAAGAAAATGAAATGAGAATGCAGATAGGGTTAGAAAATGGAATGATGGAAGAGGATATAGCTTTAATAGAAGCCATTGAGCATAACGCTGAATTGTGGAAGTATAAATTCCTATCCCCGCAAGGGTACTGTTTATCCGAAGGTGATTCTCCTTATGAACACGGGGAACACCCTTATGCTTTCTTAGGTTATCCGATGATTGACGGACAGATTTGGGGACCATTGGAAGATGTGATAGACCAGCAAAGAAACGTGAACAGGTACTTTACTATGATGGATATGATTCAGAGGGCTTCCGCTAAGGGTACATGGATAATACCAGAATCAGCGAAACCGGATGAACTGAGTAAAGCTGAGATGCAGGGTGAACTGACTAAAATCGGGGGAGTGTTATGGTACAAACCGGACAATCAACACCCAAATGCAAAACCGGAACAGCTATTCACCAACGCAACACCCGTAGGACTAATTGAAATGATGAACATTCAAATGAGGCTCTTACAGGAAGTTTCAGGGGTTTATCCTTCCGCACAGGGACAACCAGGCAGACCGGGGACATCAGGGGTTCTTTACGCTCAGGAAGCGGCTAATTCAGCGACAAACCTTATTGATTCAATGAATGCCTTTGGGTACTTCATTAAAAAGATGGACACGAAGATTGTGAAAACAATCATTCAGTTCTATAAAGAAAAGAGGCTTTTACATATCGCAGGAACGGACTATGAAAGGGAGGCAATGGAATTTGACCCTGACCTGGTAGATGGCTTTGATTTTGATTTAACCGTAACACCGGGAGTTAATGCACCCATCTATCGTCAAATGATGGATAAGACTTTGTATGACCTCTTAATGGGTGGGGCAATCAATATTGAAATGTTCCTTGAAAATACTTCACTTCCTTTTGCCGGAAAGATGTTGGAAAGCATAAAACAGCAACAGCAGGATATTATGAACGGGCAACAAGCAACACCTCCGGATCCTGCATTGGCAGAACAAATTAATTCGATGGCAAATCCAGAGGCTATGAATATGATAAATCAGAGTTTTAATTAGGATCAGACCATACAATAAGATCATTGACTTTTATCTCAATGATCTTTTTGCATTCTTTTAACTTCCATACATTGGGAGCAATAGCGTATTCCCATCCTAATTCATTTTGGATTGTCACCCACATTGCCGACTAAAATAATTTTGTTTACGCTCATGATGTTGATTTTATTGTTTATTTTCTAATTCACGTATCCTTGCTTTTAACGCGTGAATAACCATGCAAACAGCATAGTCATTAATCCACTTCGGGTTGTCTATGAAGGTTAATATGGTCGCTTCATCCCGGTTTAAATCATATAAAAGCCCGTCCGCAGGTTGTTTTATAAACTCTGAAAGTTCTGTAACTTTTAATCCCTCAAATGTTGCAATTACTACATTGCCTTTTTTAGTTTCAGACAAGATTTTGTCTCTTAGTTCGCTCATAGTTTTTGTTTTATTGCATTTATGAATACATCATGTAAGGCATCAAATAAATTGCTAATAGTTTCTTCTTTCGAATCACCTTCTACCATTAATTCAGGGACTTGCTTAAATAACCCTGTGTAACCACCATTTATAATATCTTCGATTAAAAAAATATCTAAAAATGGGAATCCTAAGGAATCTACTACGGTTAAGGTTTGAATTGTTTCCATGATGTTAGGTTAAAAGTGCTACAATAAGTAATACAACTAAAATAGCTGTTACAATCCCGAAAAGAATATAACGCTTCTCATCATTGTTGTTTCGCTTCTCAATGATCAGTTTTGTTCCAACAGGGGTGTACCATGCTGCTTCCCGGAGAAAGTCCATTATGGTCGCACGGTCAGAGAATGTTCCGCACTTGATTCCTGCTTTTATTTCCGGCCAACTCCACACCTGATAATATCCGGGCTTGTGGTCAACTTCCAGCACCCAAAACCTCATGCCGTTATGTTGTTCGTGCATTAACATAGCAAGTTCTTTGGCTCGTCTTAAACGTCTTTCTTTTAGCCACAGATCAAACTTGTGTTTGTAGTATTCCCCGAACATGGTTCCTATGTAATTGCTTAGGTATTTCATTTCTTTATTAATTAAATAATCTTGTTTGTGATTTATGTATTTTAAATGACTGAACCCCGTTGTCAAAATACTCTTTATCAATCTCGCAAATATCTAAGTCTAACCCAGCTAAATCTGATGCAATAGCAATACTCATTCCCCCTCCGTGCGTATCTAATAGCTTCCATCCTTTTTTAGCAAACTTGTTAATAGTCCATAAATAAAGTTTCAAGGGCTTGTGTGTTGGGTGCAGTCTTTTTTCATTTAGTTTTTTATTACCCTGTTGTGTTGTAGGTTCTGAAAGTGACTTTCCTTGCGACATTCCAGCCCATAAATAAGTAAATTCTTCTTCATAATCTATAATACTGCAGTACGCATGCTCATACTTTTTGAAGCTCACCCCGTCAGGAACACACTTATCCCATTTAATTCTCCCGTTGCCGATATTATTTAAGTCGAAATAATTTATTCCCCATATAATCTGATGCTTACTAACTCTAAACAACTCGTCAAAGTACTCTTTCGTGGGCGGGGTTTTATCCCAATCACTTTTTTTATACACCTTTTTTTTAATCCTCAAAACATTCCCGTTTTTTTGTTTACAAGGTCTATTCTCTTCCTGTGTATAAGCCATTTTTGCCACTCCAATTCCATACGGAGGATCACAAATTGCCAAGTCATAACACCCATCCGGCTTAGACTTCATAAATTCCATGCAGTCAATATTAAAAAAGTTAATATCGCTCATTTTGCATGAACTTTAAACAGGTTATTGAAATAGTGAATTATCGGAACAAGGTTGAACCGCTTCTGGATAATGTATTTCTTACATTCCCTAACAGCTTGCTTCTTTGTCGGAGCGCAAAGCACAGCCATTAAAAATCCCTTTTTGTCGTAAACATAATGAGCGTTCTCAACCTTCATAATGTTATTGTATTTCTGAGCATCAAAGCCCTGAACGAGCACTTCCTCTGAATAAGAGTATCCTAAGAAGTTTTGTGGTTTTTCGAGTTCCATTTTATGTTTGTTAGTTTATTTCTTTACCGGTCTGCCTCTTTTGATGGGTTCGGGTTGCTGAAGGGTGCAATCATTGGATGGGAATATTTTTACCCCATGACCTGTGTCAACGGTTAGTGTTTCTTTAACAAAATTAGTTGATGCTTCAAGTTTAATATTAACCACCCTTCCTTTAATTACCTTACCGTAACGCAGAATATTTTCTCCAAATACTATATTATATTTACACTCTACTAAATCCCCGTATTTGAATTTTGGTTTGTAAGACTTTAACATAAGGTCTTTAATCTTATCATTAAGATCCTCGTCACGATTTTCTACCCATTTTTCAATTTGAGTTACCCGGTTTTCACAAGTATCATCAAGATCCTTTAAAGACTTCTGAAAATGATGACTCAAAAACATTTGAGCTAAAAAGCAAAAAGCAATCAAGAAAAATAATACTATTGTTTCCATAATGTTTGACTTTTAAGTGAATATTAAGTTTAAAATTTTGATCTAAATAAATCCCGCAATAGTCCCGCAACGGCTTGTATTGCTGTGAATGTAAAATATCCGATTATGCAGATACTTGTTAATAACATTATCCAAATCATTTCAATTAAGTTTAAAATGTTGCTTCAGACACAATCCCCGTACTCCTTCTTTCATTGCTTTCCTTAATCTCCATACACTTAGGCATGTACTTTAAGGATAGCCAATTTACCCCTGATGTAATAATTACATGATCATCATGTTCCCCTTCTACTGCTCCGTAACTTCCATCATGTTGTTCGTACTGGTACATTTGATCTATTGCCCTTTGATCTTTCTCTATGTAAAGGTCATCCCTTAAACATTCGTTCTGAGTATTAATCAGTAAGGGCTTAGTTTTTTTATTGGTGTGAAAACCCCATATACGGGGCATACCTTGTCTTATCTGTTCGGGATCGGTACGAGTATATAAATTGTCGTAATATTTTGCTATTTCGTCTATAACTGTTGAGAAGTGATCCCCTTCACTTTTTTCAATATCCTCTTTTAGAGAATTACTTTCAATAGCCAAAAGACCTTTATTATACCAAAAAGCCATCTGTGCAGACTTCCATGCAAATAAATCCTGATCCAAATGGGAATGATAAACAGCACACACCTCATGAACTCCACCATCAATCATAGGATACCTGTCAACTACTTTAGTGCAGCTGTAATCCGCTAACCTGTGCTTTCCTCCAATGTCAGAGAATAAAGCATACCTGTTTACAACCTTTATTGTAGTGTCGGGTTTAGCCCACAACCACAAGTTCCCGTACATGCTTTCCTCAAACCGTAAATTCCTGAATGCACCTTTACCCTTTACATCGTCTGCAACTAATTCACCTTTCCATAAAGGTTCTTCACAATTCTTTTCAGCTTTTTTAATGTGAATATGATGGAATGCCGGACTTCCGGTTGACGAGAAACACTCACTATCGTCTGACGGAAATTCCTGAAACATAGAAATATCATCCATGTTTTCCCTCTTTTTATGGTTCATGTACCATTTAATACTCTCCAATGAAGCCCCAATATCCCACAAGTGCCAAAAGGTTTTCCCATCATCGGAATATTTACCGTCCAGAAGTTTGATAAACTCTTTAACATCGAGTATTTCCTCCCGGTACATTTCAATCTCCCACCAGGGAACGAACATATATTCATATCCGCTTTCACCTTTTTTTGCTGCCACCCATTCTTTATGAAAAAAATTACCTACCCCTTTAGCCGTTGATTCTAAAACAACCATAGTGTAGGGTGAAACTATCGTTCCACGTAAAGACTGCATAAGGGATTTGGCTGACTGTTTTGGCGTATCTCCCCAACTCGCAACCTCACTGGCATGAAGCATGTGAATATTATACGTCCTTAGATTTTCAGGGGATTGAACAGAACCAACCCCAATAATGCAATCCCTTTCATCTATCTGCTTAACCGTTGAAAAACCTGCATAATTTGATAAATTGAATTTACCTACTATCTCAGGGTAATTATCAATGGTTCTTACCAGCATATTCCGAATGTGTGCGGCCTGAGCATTAACGAGGGTACAAATTGCCATATTCCACCTCATTCTATGCCGTAGCTGAATCCAGTTCATATAAATCTGAGTTGCAGTACTTCCACCCCATTGTCTGGCTTTGGCTAAAATTAACCGAATAGGAATACCCGCTATCCTCATTCTCTCAAATTTAGCTATAAGCCTCCGTTGAGAACGGTTTAATTTGAACGGAATAAGTTCTTCACTTTCCTTGTCTGGTATCTGAACACACGTGTAACAGTAAAATTCAAAGTCATGATCTAACCTTAACTGCAATAACTCCTGAGAAAATGTAAGGTGTTTTTCCGGAGTATAACCCCCCAGCCTAACTTCGACAAACTTTTCAACACTTCCTTCTTCTAATAAATCCTGAATGACCGGAAGTTCGAGCATTGACAACGGGGCAAAGTAAGCTATTGACTCATTATTGTCGTAATACTCAATCCGTTCACGTGGAATTAACGAACCTTCTCCCGTTATGGGATCAAAAGGCTTGTCCATCTCCTTATTTCTACGGAGATTTTCTTTTATTATATCGTTAATATTGGTGTGCAATGTTTATGTTTGATTTAATCATTCTGCGAATTATCCGGGCTGTTACCGGCCATGTCAAGTAGAACTTGTCGGCTACCTCTTCATAAAGTGTTTGCTTGCGAATCACACGGCTTAAATCACCGTATTTTTTCAGGACTGAATTATATTCTACCAGAATATCAATGTCCCTCTCTGGAATTTTACTGCACCTCATTCTATTCATAGAAGTGGGTTTATGTTATTTCATTTTTTACCAACCAGTAGCCTTTTTTACTCAGCACAGGAACAACAGCGTCCAGATCAATCGAATTGTAAAGCACCCGGCCTCCAATACGTGTCGCAGGTATCATCCCTTGTTTTGTGTATTTAGCTAATGACACTAAACTAATGTTCAGCTCCCTTGCTGCATCTTTTCGGGTTTTGAAAGTAGGTTTTTCAGGAACGGAAGGTTTGAAATTCATAAGTTCTTCCCTGATGAGCTGGCGAAGATCTGATTCTGTAATTAGAACTAAATTTTCCATAGAAATGGGTTTTAATTTAAATACAATTATACGTTAAATTAACAATTCTTAGGTACTATTTGACGTAGTATTTATTAACAATCTACTTAAATTTGTTTTGTTATCAGGATATTAACGAAAACGTGTAATTATGAATGGTGATGAATTAATACTTAAGGATGTATTTGGTATAGCTGACGAGCCACAGGAGGAACAGGAAGAAGAAGTTACAGGAGAAGCCACTGAGGAAACTACGGACGAAACAGAGGTCGAAAATGAAGAAACGGACGAGGCAAATACTGAACAGACTGTTGAAAACTCTGAAACGGAAGAAGAAATTCCTGTTGAAAATGAAGAGAAAAGTACAGAGGAAGTAAAAACTGAAGAACCAAAACCGGTAATATCAGAGGATATAACCGCGCTCTTAAAAGAGATTGACCCGGAAGCAGAGGTAACAGATCAAAAAGGCGCACTGGAAATTATCAAAGAAAGATATGTTGAGCTGAAAGAAACTACCGAAGCCTACGAGAAAAGTAATAAAGAGATTTTTGAAGTACTGAACGATAACCCGGATGTGGCAGATTACTTAAAAGCACTGATACGTGGTGTAAATCCTGTAGTTGCCCATAAAGTTTATCTGAGTGAAGAACTTCCCCCGGAGGCAGCAGAAAAAGAGGATCCGGACTATAAGGCTGAACTGGTTAAAAAGAATGCAGCGAAAATTAACAGCGCAAAAGCCTTGGAAGAGTTCAAAGCCAATCACGAGAAGTCACGGAAGGTTGCCGAAGAATTTGTTGCAGAAAGTAAGGTTAACTCTGCTGAATTTGAAAAGGAACTGAACAAGTTTGATTCACAGCTTGCAGAACTAAATAAAGGTGTCATAACCAAAGACCTTTTGTCCTATGTGCTAAAAGCAAGCAGGTACGACAAAGCTGTTAAGGAAGCCGAAGAAAAAGGCTACCTGAGAGGCAAAAATGAAAAGATAATCTTGAAAAAGAAGTCAAACGAAAATACTGATGGAATGCCCGGCTTAACGTCAAGCACGGGAAAAGAAAGAGAAAGCTCTAAATCTCACTGGTTAGACGGATTAAGATAAGGAGCCTAAATTAAAAATGTTAAACTATTAATTAGAAATTGAAATGAGAAATATTATGAAATCCTTGTTAGCAATCAGCGTTGTAATATTCGCTGCTATTGCTTTTCATGCAATTATAGGTGTACTTGGTGGTGCTGCTATTCTTGCTATTGTTGGGGGTGTTGTTGCCGGAAAAACTGTTGATACAGCCGCTACGGACGTTGCATCATCCACACTTTTACGCCCGGAAATATCTCAGAAGATAACCCGGATGAATCCCTCTTTAACACCTTTGAACACTATTCTTAACATGATAAAACCTGTCAAGAGTAATTCATGGGTACATAAATTTTATGCAGTAGAAAATAGGCCGTTCCAGGATACAGTAGCAGCTACCTATACAAAGGTTGGTGATGGTTCAGAAACCGCTTCTTTGCAAGTTACCACTATTGATATGTGGCATGTTTCCGATACTATTTTAGTAAACGGAATAGCCGGAACTGACGGAAAGGAAGTTTGTCTTTATGTTTATGACAAAGAGATTGATTCCAGCCTTTTAAAAGTTCAGGCATACAATAATGATGGTGCTTCTACTATGTTAGGAAAACAAGTTGTTCCTACTATCGCTGCTGCCGTTGTTCTTACTCGTATGGCTACTGGTAAAAACGAACTGGATGCTCAGACCGATGCTCACCAGATTTTACCCGTTCCAACTGAACAGTACAATCAGATTTTCATGGCTCAGGTCGAAGAAGGTGAATACCAATCTAAACATAACAAAGAAGTTGATTATTCCTTCCTTGACTATGCAAAACAGATGATCTATGACTTTAAAGCCACAATGGAGCTTTCAAAACTCTTTAACGCAAAAGCAAAAATCACTGATAAGAAAACCAACAGGATTAAATACCTGACCGGAGGCGCACAAAGACAGATTACCGGAACTGCATTAAGATACGGTGCTAGTTCTACTGACCGTACAATAACTCATGATGATCTGATTGATTGGCACAAAGCTAATTTCGGAGCCAATTCAGGAAGCACAACTAAGGTTGTATTCGGGGGTTCTGGCTTTACAGCTTCTTTAATGAAACTGAAAACTACTCAGGTAAACGGTGGGGGAACTGGTGTTGATGTTACCCTTGACTACGTTGTTAAACGTGTTACCGGTGAAGAAAGCAAGGTAGGCTACGGAGTTGAATTGAAACCTATCAAATCAGACTTTGGAACATGGTTCTACTACTACCATCCTTTGTTCGACAAAGCTGGTAAAACCGATTGGGCTATTGTCCTTGACCTTGCCAACATCGAAGAAGCAGTATTTCAACCTATGAGAGAAAGAGAAATTGACCTGAAAGGTTCAGGACAATCCTTAGCAAAAGCAAGGGTTGTAGAAGAATGCTCTTCTGTGATAGTTCGTTATCCTGATACACACGCAATTATCTATCCTAACTAGAGCTTTAAGGGCAGGGGAGAAATCCTCTGCCTATTTATTCATATAAAACAATTCTTATGTCAGTAAAAAAAACATACGTGCTTAAACATTATCAGAGGATGATGAAGCATGTAATGGTCGGTAGCAAAAGGGTACTCACAGAGTTTGTATCCACTGGAATAAACCCTAATTATAAGGGGACGTTTACCACTGCAAACCCTGAAATCATTGCAGCCTTAGAAGCAAGTGTTGATTTTAACAGGGAATACGAGGTTAAGAGTATTGAAGAAGTGAAAGAACCTGTAAAGGAACTGGTTCAGTACAGATCGAACCCGGAAGAAGTTAAGAAGTTCAGGGAAGAACAGGAAAAAGATCGCCTCTTGGCTGAAGAAGAACTGGCTGCTAAGTACGCAGAGAAAGAACCCGCAGCACCGGAACCTGTTATTGTTGTAATAACCAAAGACGAGGTTAAAGAGGTCGAGAAAGAACCTGAAGGAGATGTAAAAGTGATTCCAGTAAGTGAAGTTGCAAACTTCCAGTCTGCAAGAAAATATCTTAAAGGCAACTACCCGGATCTTTCAGCAAAGCAAATTCTGAACAAAGCTGATGTTATCGCCACCGCTATTGACAAAGGGATAAAATTTGAAGCTATACAGTCTTAAAAGAAAAGAAATGAAAAAGTTAATATTCTTAATTGCACTGGTCGCTATTTCCTTCGGGATAAGCGCACAGGTATCAGTAGAAGGTGTGATAACGCAAAGCAGACGTTACAATGAAGCCACTTTGAATGAGTTTGATGCTGTTACCACTACAACTTCGATCTCAAAATACTACTCGTGGGATGCTCCCTCTGGTGTAAAATACAAGATCACGGTTAAAGCGGATTCAATAGCAAGCGAACTTATCTACGGAAGGTTTATATTAAAGGAAAGTACTAACGGGGTAGATTTTACCAACATTGATACAGTTCTTTATTATGGGGCAACTTCGGATACTACGTTTGTATTTGATAAAACAGGAAGTATTTCTACCACCTTATCACAGTCTTTAACCCTTGCGGATAGTTCCAGTGTGTTTAGCTTAACCCAACTTGCCAATGATTATCGGTACACCCGGTATGTAGGAGTTGAAGGACAGGTTGATTCAACCGGGAACACCTTTCAATGGACAGGATTGGATATAACCGTTTGGTTTGAAAAATAATAATTTTAAAATAATAGGAGATTAATATAATGAGTAAAACAGTAGCAATAACATCTAACGTAAAAGAACTCGCAGATGTTATAAATAACGTAGGTGCAGGTTTAGGTTCAGAAACCTTTATTGATGCCAACGCTGCCACCTTAGTTTTAAAAGCTGAGGATTCTGGCAAAACTATACTTTTTAACCGGGCTGCCGGTTGTGATGTCACATTACCCGCTTCAACACCTGGCCTTAAATATAAATTCAAGGTCATAACATCCGTAACATCAAATGATTATTCAGTAAACGGAGCAGCTGCAACCGATTTGTTTATTGGGGGTATAACAAGTGATGACACGGACACGTCAAACGCAGCCAGGTTTTTTAACGCTGACGGGTCTGATGATGACGTAATGAGCATGAACGGAACCACAACTGGTGGCTTAATCGGAACCAACTTTGAAGTAACTTGCGTTGCTGCATCGAAATGGTTTATTCAAGGAGTAAACAAAGGATCCGGAGAAGTTGCCACTCCGTTTGCATAGTAAATGGAACGGACTTCTATTATACGGGAAGTAATGATTAGAATGGACGAGATACTCCCACCAGGTGAGAGTATCTCCCATCCATTTGAAAATTACATTAATTCCGTATTAGATGAATCTTACCGGCAAATACTGAATGAATGCCCTATCGGTTTACTTCCTTTAAAAGAAGTTGCCGGAACGGTTATTTATGATCTTACAGCCAAATTAGCCTATGTTCCAACTCCGTCTGATTTTATCAGAATAGGACTTTTTAAGTTTACAGATTGGACGAACCCGGCAATAAAACATATTACCGTAGAATCACCTGAGTACAAAGTTATTCAAACAGGTGTTTTAGCGGGGGGTGTTGTGAACCCGGTAGTTTTATTAACTCATGCTATAAAAGGTTCAGATACGACACCGCAGCGATATTTGGTGTGTTATAAAGTCGCAACCAACAGTAGTAAGGAATTTCTTTACTATGTCTATTACGACAAAGACACAGGAATAACCGCTTTAAGTGATCTGGTTGTAACCGGATTAACCTGGTGTGCTGCTGCAAAGTTAATGCAGATATTTGAAATGCCCGGATTAAAGGTGGCTGAGGAAAGATACCAACAGTTTTTACTTTTAAACTCTAAGTAATGGCACATATTAAGGTCATTAAAGGTACGACACCGACATTTACAATGACGTTTCACGATGCCACAGGGGCCGTTATTAATCCTTCTACGGCATATACTTTAATTGAGGTACTTCTTTACAGTGTAGCTTCTGATCTTTTAGTTGTAAAATTCAGCACATCAACACCGGGGGAAGGAGATGATTGGGAAGAAATAACACCCACAGCAACAGAAGTTGATATTGTCTTTCCAGAAGCCATAACCTTAGCTGCCAAAAGCGGGGATAACCGTATAGAGGTTTGGACTGAAACATCTGATGGAATAATTGATTGCAGTACAGCTATTTTTAATGAATTTATAGACGCTAAAAATGCCTAAAATTGTTATAGTACAAAATGATTCTGCTCCCAAAATTGAAATTTCAAAAACAGGGAATAAGATCGCTATAACCCAAAAGGGACATTTAATGAACCTTCCTATTGCCACTGATACTACATTAGGTGGGGTGATCGTAGGTAGTACTCTTTCAGTGGACGTAACAGGATTGATAGACACGGTTCCTTTAGGTGTTGCTGGAGGATGGTTGCTGGCTGATGATGCTATTTACACCGGAACAAAACATATAACAGACGGGTTCTCTTTGGATGGGATCACGCTGGCCTCGGACGGAAGTATTCACGCAGAAAACTTTTATATCAACGTGGATGGTACGGTGGGAATCAAAGATTTAGGTTATTCTTATACCAACACCGGAAAGATTCTTATTAATGGGGATGAACTCAGCAACCCTCACAACTATCCAGGAAAACAAGGGTATATCAAAATTAATGAAACAATTTATGATGCTTCACAAAACATTACTGTATTAATCGGGGACGGACAAGGAAATACACTCTTTGCTCTTAATACGCCCGCAGACGGGGATATTGTTTCCCTCGTTGAACACGTATTTCAAGCCGGATTTTCAGGAGTATTAACCGCAAAAGACACCCTTACAACAGAAAAGGGACGGGTTAAAAATATTACTTCCGTTATAGCAGACACAAACTTAACAGGGAATCATCATATTGTCATTGGAAATAACACCAATAACATTACCGTGTACTTTCCAGCAACACCCGTTACCGGTCAGGAATACATAATAAAAAGATTGAACTCAGGAACACTTACAGTAAATGGAAATGGGAAAAACATTGTTCGTATAGCTGACGTGGTAGCAAGTTGGGCTATTGACAACTACCATTCATGGACATTTGTATATGATGGGACTGTGTGGCTAGTGATTTCAAACGCAGCTTAAAAATTAAAGTTATGAGTATAGAAGCTATTGCATCCATCAGCACACTTCTAATCTTAGCGGTGATTGCTTTTTTAATTGGAAAGAAAGCACAGAAACCTATTCCTAAAAAATTAAAACTGATACATCCACAAAGAGAAAGACCTGTATGAAAAAATACTTAAGGTATGCCCGAATTGCAGTATTTGTTATTGCGGTTATAGCTGTTTTTCTTGTCGTGAGACAACGCAAGGAAATAAGACGTGTGGAGAATAATTACAGCGTTAGAACAAGAGAATATCAAGACTTACAAGGAAGGACTGTTTTACAGACAGAAGCCTATGAAGTTAAGCTAAAAGAGTTAAGGAAAGCCAGTAGGCTTGACAGTGCTTACAGAACAGAGCAAGAACAGAAGTTGGCTTATGCTCAGGAAACAATTAAAACTTTGGGTAAAAAACTCAACCAGGTACAAAGCGTAAACACAATAGAAGTTGAGAGTAAAAAGAAAGACACGGTGTTTATAAAAGTTAAAGGGGATAGTATAATTATTGAATCTCTAAAAAGCAAACATTGGAATATTGACTTTACCGTTAAAGAAAATAAGATCATGGTAGCTGATATGACTTACTCCGCAAAGATTGATATAGTTATTGACCGGGAAAGGCGAAGAAAACCGGACGGATCCAAAAGATTTGTTTTATGTAGGCTGATAAAACCTAATTACGTGTACAGCTCTTCAGTAGTTTGTGATGATCCGGATGCTAAGATTAAATCAAATGTGCTAATAAAATTCAAATGATAAAGGTTTACGACACAGTTAAAAAACAGTACTATCCTTTTGAGGATTATCTGGAAAGCCTTACCAACGATGATTTGTATGGTAGGGTAAGGTCTCTTAATATGCACGCTCCTTACATACTCAGTGCAACAGTCAAAAATGCACAAGCGGACACTATTGTTATAACATTTTCAGAAACACTTGATGAATCAGAACCGGGAGTTGACGTTATTACTATTGCGGGTAAGACCGTGAATGAAATAGATGTTGTGGGGGCTGTTGTTACGGTTGTTGTGACCGTAGCCTTTATCAGCACAGATGTAATTTCAGCCGTTTATACCGTTCCGGAATTAGCCCCGCTAAAAAGTGCTATAACAGGAATAGAGGTTGATGCCTTTACTCAGTCGATAACAAACAATGTAAATCCAATATAATGGCAATATCATTTCTTTCAGCAGGGCATGACTTTGTAACAGGTCAGACAATAGTAGTTGCCGGCACAGATGATTACAATGGTCAGCATGACGTTACAGTTATTGACAGCAATTACTTTTCTCTTGATACCCCCTTTGTTTCAGAAGATTTTGGTATTTGTTACCCTCTTCTGGACGGTACTTATTACATTACCTTCCTTCAGGAGATCGAAGAACTGTTCGATGAAATAAAACTCAAAACTGCCTACAAAGCGAAGTCACTTAAAAGCGAAAAAGGTATCTCTGATGAAATACCCCTTACAGAAGACCGTAGAGATGTGTTTTTACTACTTCTTAAAGCCGGGGCAGGGGAAGTATTCAAAAAGATACACGCCTATTCTAAAGGGATTGTAAATGCCTTTAAATTCAACGAGAGAATAGACCTTGACGGAGACGGTACTTTTGGCTCTGAGTATTACATTCACTTCACCATAAACGAGAATAAGACCTATCAAGACGAGAATATGTACCAATTTCTGGACAGTAAGCTAAAAGAAGCTTTAATAGCCTACGTCTTAAAAGAATGGTATCAATTAGCCTCTTTGATGCAGGACTTCCAGATTCAGGAAATGAAGTATAATGATTTGATTAGCGAAGTCAGAAGCGCAGCCATGCAAGCCGAAGGTCACAAGCCTATAACCTTCAATGAAGGAATAAGGTAAAAAAGGGGGCTTATTATGCCCCCTTGATTTACACTCCCGCCAATGCACGGGAATATTTTTCATTGAATGCCTTAACATTCTTTAAAATAAACTCCCTTCCCTTCTCTGTCCAGTACATGTGTATAGCTGTTTGCTTTATTCCAGCCCTATCCATGTAGTCATAAGTACGGCTTTTTGTATATCCGAAACTCTGCCACCTGTGATATAATACCCATGTACTTCCGCTTTTATAGATTATTCCAAGCTTGTTTAACAGCTTGTTTAAAGAGGGTGCGCTCATTCCCATGTCTTTTGCAATAACATTCGTGGAAATGAGGCTTTCACTTTGCAGGACGTTCTCATAGTATTCAACTTTTGGAGCCGATTCTTTGATAACGTGTTCCTGAAGCTTGAGTTTTTCCCTGTGTAACTCATTCTGCTTACGTTCTTCTTTGAGATTTGTGGCAAGCTGAATAATAGTATCAGGATCCATAAGCACCTTTTCAATAACCTGACTGGTTAAGAACGCACCGTGTTTACGGATGACGGGAAGCACCTCAGATGTTACCCATTTCCGGAATTGTTTTGCCTCCTGCTTTCGTGACTGAAATATAACTTGATACAACCCACTTTCATTTATAAATACTGTTTGCTGAATTCTACCCATACTATCTTTTATGGGGTACGTACAGCGTAGGTCATCGTCCAGAACATCATTCGCAACCCTTGACGAATTTGAGATATCGAGAATACCGCACACGTCAACCAAACAAAATAACGGTTCGTTGTTTTCAGTTGTGACTACTCTGACTTCGCCAAACTTACTGCTCTTAAAAATTTGCATCTGGTTCATGACTGCACCCTCCTTTCTTCATAGTTAATAATGTTCACCAAAAGAGAATCAATAGCCCAGAATGAAGCGATAAAATCAGCTCTTTCATCCTGTTCGGCATCGGTAAGGGCCATAAACTCTAATAAGAGATTGTTTAGGGATTCTCTGACTTCTTTTGCGCCATGAATAGCGAAGTCATTAATGATCTTTTTAGCCTTTAAGGGCTTTGGTGTACCAGTAGTACACTCGTTTGGGTGTTCGTTCATAAAAATAAAATATATAAATTAAACAAAGAGGGGAGGTCTCCTGCAAAACACCTCAAAGCAAAGCCTTGATGGACTGATGGACTTACACCATTTTGCCTCCCCCGTATCTTTGTTCCAGTCTTGTAAAATGATTGTGGCTTCATGAAATATTTTTAGATATTCGTTCGGCCACAAACATATAAATTATTTCAATACGTTGTATATAAAAGTAAATAAGTTATTAACAATTACTTCTTAACCAACGTAACTCAATCATTCATCCTTATGAACAACTACTCTTTGAGAAATATATTTATCTATTTTATCGAGAAATTCTAATAGCCCCCGGTAGTGAGAAGTTACTATACACCGTTCTTCTGGACAGGATTCATCGTTACTTATCCAATCAAAATAAAGGGTTGACAGGGTTTCTTTAATGGACTTCGTGTCATCAATACTAGTTAGTAAGGATAGAACACTTTTCGCCTTGAGTTTGTTTTGCATGTATTTGGTTTTGGTTCTCCTACAATGGAGGGGGGAGGTCACCGAACGAACACTCAAAGCGAAGCCTTGAGAAAGCTGAGGTACTTTCAACCTTGAGCCTCCCCTTTTCCTTTGTTCCATTTCACTTAGCTTTGACATATCTTTGAGGTATTTTGCAGGTACAAACATAGTAATAGTTTTAATAGGTTGTATACAAAGAATGATTATAAACTATTTCTTCACCACAACGAAATTTAATTCAGGGTAAAGTACACGGGCTAACTTAGCTTTGATCTTGTAGTCCTTAGTTTCCATTCCCTTCACTTCAATAAACTCTTCCTTCTGGTTCTTATCTACTGTAAAGAAGTCTATAATATAGTCACATATCTTTACTCCCTGAACAATAAGAGGCAGTTTAACCTGTGGCTTCCAGTCAAGTATTTCCCCGGCTCTCAGCTTCCAATCTAATTTCATAGCATATTCAGCCTCAAACTTAGAATGATACTTTCTGCCCCGGTATTCGGTTATTATGTTACGGTATTTGTTCATTATAGCTGTATATCCCTATTAACTAAAAACCTATTATAATAACTTTCATCGAGTTCCTTCATTCTTCTAAGGTACTCCTTTATTCGTGGTAAGCCCATTATCTGCTCTGCTGTGCCAAAAGTAATAATATTATGGGCTGTTAACCCAATCGGAACTAAGTTCTGTTTACAGGCAATTAAAGCTGTATTGTGGGCTTTGGGTACGATATGATCAAAGCAACTCCGTGGCTCAGGGAGAAAGAAGCACCGGTTGTTACCGGCAAGCTTCAGTTCTCTTTCAACTCTCCGAAGTTGACTTTCTATCCGGCTTCGTTTAGCTGTGTGTGTTTTCATCTTAAAACAGGTTAGTTACTTCATCCCATGTGAATACGGGTTCAGGTCTGGGATAAGCGAAAAATTCACGGTTCACGTAGTCCCGGACATTCTTGTTAATCTCTTCCTGAGATTGTGGTTTTGGTAATTGGATTTTTGGGTTCATGGTTTTGGTTTTTGATGATTACTATGAATACTTTTCATTCATTTCTTTAACTAACTTTCTGCGCTTAAGAAGTGATCTTTGAGAATAAAGTAGAACTTGATCTTTCCCCTCTGTATATGTGTATAATGGTGTAATAAGAGCTAATTCTATTTGCTCCCTATTTGTCATTCTTTCCCATACCGTTGGG